CATTCAATTATGACATAGAAGATAAATGAAAACATTTTCACAGTATCTAGAAGAAGCAAATTCCAAGTATATTGTTTCCAAGAACCCTAATGACAAGAAATGGTATGTAATGGGTCATGTTGGGAATAACAAATGGATGCCAGTTTCTAATGGATTTAAAAACAAAACCCAGGCTCAGAAGTGGGCAAAGAGTCAAGACAAGGTGGACTCCGCTGCTAGTGGAGAAATAAGTGGTGTATAAGATGAAATCATTTAATAAATTACTATTATGGGCATTATGTCTTTTCATTGGTGGTTTTTTAGGATATGGTTTAATAAATTTTGTTGAGAGGATATGGTAAATGAAAACATTTAAACAACATATCACAGAAGCTTCTTTGTGGGATTATATTTTTAAAAAGAATAAGGGTGCCTTTTATAGAGGAATTGGTAAAGGTGGTAAAACAACAGGAGTCGGTGCACTCGGAGTGGGACTCTATCTTACTTGGAAAGAGAGTATAGCAAAAGCCTTTGCTGACCGAATGGGAAGTGGGGGATTAATAAAGAAATTCAAAGTAAAATCTGGCCTCAAATTATGTGATGACCAACATTCAGATTTTGTGAGTGTTAAAGAGAGGATGGGATTTGAGCCGTGGGAATATAGCGATGATCCAATGTTTGCTAATTTGGTTACTATGGAATTAAAGAAAAAAAGATATGATGGAGTTGTAAGTGATAAACCGGAAATAGGTATTTGTATTTTTAATGAAAAGAATGTAACGGAAATAAAATGAAATCATTTAAAGGATATTTAACAGAATTTGCTCAACAGAGTACATCAGATTATGTGTTTGATACTCCAAGTGGACATTCGGGTAGTTTAAAGATTCCTATTTCGGGACCTATGTTCAAAAGAATATGGCCAGATACGATTCGTTCAACAGTCTTTCATGCAACTGATCACGCAGGACTTGGAAGATTAAAGAAACTTGAAGGGGGAAAGAAAACTATCTCAGCATTTTATTCAATGATGTCTCGCTATATGGAAAGTGGTATTGCTACAACTGGTGGGGTTGTTGCAGAAATGGATGCGGATGTTATTGTGTCTGCAAGTTCAGACATTATGAGCGAAGTAGACAAGACAGGCAGAAGGTGGGTTGAAATGTCTTGGTTTGCAAATGCACAAAGATATGGAACTGGGCCTGCGTTTGATAAAGTGGAAAAAGACCTTAATACTTTGATAAAGACTATTGTAGCAAAACATCTTCCATCTCTAAAAAATTACGAACCATTTGATATTTGGATGGACATGAAAAGATATGTGAAAGGTGATGGTAAAAAATTAAGATTGGTGATAAAAGACTATTTTGATGGTGTAGAAAAGATTATTAAAAAACACAAAAAAACAATGGAGAATATATTTTATGGTTATGCAAAATCAAAAAGATCAACAGAGGATTCATGGGATGAACAATTAGTCAATAATATTAAAGTTAAAACTATCCATCTCATTCAACCAACTCAACGTAAGATTGATACCGCAAATCCTGACCGCACACATCCGATAGATTCATATGAATTTGCGAAAGAAAAGGCTGAAAAGTTGTTTGGAACAGTAAAAGAATGGGATTTTTCAACAGATTTAGAAATTTATACAAGAGAAGTTGTCAAGAAAGAATTGGGAAAATGAGAACTTTTAGTTTCAGAAATTTTTTGAATGAAGAAGCATTAGACAAAGCACTTTCACCAAATGTACGAAGTGCTATTATTGATAAAGGTGGAAAGATTTACCAGATCGGTGGCGTAGTACGTGATGAAATGTTGGGAAAAGTTTCTAAGGACTTAGACCTACTTGTAGTAGGAATCGACATCAAAGAACTTGGAAAAATTATTGAACCATTTGGAAAAGTTAATCTTGTCGGAAAATCTTTTGGAGTACTCAAGTTTAAACCCGAAGGTTCTTCTGAAGAGATTGACATATCCGTACCAAGAATTGATGAAAAGAGTACAGGAAAAGGTCACAAGGATTTTGAGATTAAATTAGGTAAAGGAATTTCTTTAGAGCAAGACCAACTCCGTAGAGATTTCTGGATGAATGCAATGTCGAAAGATATTGAAACAGGTGAAGTTCATGATATGGGTGGCCGGGGAAAACTTGACATAGAGAACAGAGTTGTCAGAATGATTAATCCTCAAGCTTTTCAGGATGATCCATTAAGGATGTTAAGGGCCGTACAATTTGCAGCAAGATTCGATTTCAAGATTGAACCAAAAACCTACAAAGAAATTAAAAATAATGCTAAGTTGATAAAGACGGTTTCAGCAGAACGGTTCCATGAAGAATTTGTGAAGATGTTCACCAAGAGCACTAAACCAAGTTATGGAATTAAATTAATGATTGAATTAGGATTGATGAAATTCCTTTTTCCTCAAGTTAAGAAAGTTTCAGGACTCGTAGACAAGATACCGAAGGCAAATTTCCCAGCTTTCCTAGCAGTAATGCTTAAGGACTTAGGAAATCAGGCTGGTAAAGCTGCACAAAAAGTGATGAGGGTTTCCAATAATGATGCTGAGTCCATAGACGAAATTGTACGGGTTATGACCAACAAGAAAATTCAACCTTCAAGTAAGAATGAATTTGCAGTGGTAAAATGGGTAGAGAATTTAAACTCTTATGTTATAGATAGTATAGATGGATATTTACAAACTGTGAAATCTCAAACTATCGCTAATTTATTCAGGGACATGAAAAGGAAGGGAAAACCTACGAACAGGAAAGAATTGGTAGTTGATGGAAGAGATATCATAGGAATAGGAATTAAAGGCCCGAAAGTTGGAAAAGTATTAGATTGGGCATTGGAATATGCTATCCGTAAAGGGAACCAAGATAAAGAAAAGTTATTGAAAGCAATACAAAGGGAAGCGTGAAAACATTTGAAGAATACAACGAAGAAATTAAGGTTGAAAGTGTTCTAAAATTATCACTTACTGGGTCCGTTTTGGCTTCAGCACAGAAATTACAGAAGAAAATAAGTGATCCAGATTCCGTGTTACTTTCAGGAAAAGATTTACACATTACACTCGCTTCTGGACCCTGGTGGAAGAAAGAAAAAAATAGGATTCAATTACCTATTCCAGAACCAGATTTTAGGATGGATTTTGAAGATTCGATACAGAAAATTAGCCAAGGAAACAGCACTTCTTGGTACGTAAGGATAAAACAACAGAAAGAAATGAAACAATATGTTAAAGATATTTTGGGAAATGTACCGAATCCAGATAGAGTATATCACGTGTCCCTTGCCAATCGGACGGGGAAGAAAGGAGATTCAGTTGCCATAGTAGAATTTTTTACATTAGGTGTTAATAAACCCAAAATGAGCGATGTTCAAGATTATTTGAATCGTTTGGGTGGTGCTGTAAGATTATTAACAAATAAAGACTTAATAAGAAACATTGAACACTATTTTAAAACTATTAAAAATTTAAAGTTAGATCGAACTGGAAGAAAAGTATTATCATTTGAGGGACTTGAAACAGAAGTCGCACCTCCTGGCAAAGAGAAGATGATTAAGAAATTAAAGAAAAAATTTGGAGCGGATAGTGATATACCCTTTAAAATAGCGTGGTCACAACATAATAAGGGAAAATAATGGCAATTAATTCAGAAAAATTAGTGAGATTATTACGTGACGGTGATGTAATGGAACCGTTGGATATTCAAAGGATTAAAATATTACAAAGAAAATTTGATAACGGCCAAAAACTTTCTTTGAAGGAATTTACTCTGCTCAGAGAATATTCTATGCAGGTAGTAGATATAGTATTTAATAATCCTATGTTATACAATGAATTACGAAGAATAATGGTCCGGAACGTTCAAGGTTAATATGATAAGTTTAACAGATATAGCCGCAAAGAATTTTAAACGGATTCGTGAGGATGAAGAATTGGATGAAGATGTGCCTTTAAGAGTATCCGTTAAGGGTGGTGGTTGTGCTGGATATGAATACGTTTTAGATTTTAGTGAACCAACAAAAAGAGATTTAACTTTTGAATCAAAAGGTTTACCAATAATAATAGATAAAAAGAGTCATTTAGTAGTGGATGGTTTGGAAATAGATTGGTCAAAAGATTTATCTGCACCGGGTCCACGATTTCAAAATCCTAGAGCAGCTTCAACGTGTGGATGTTCTACTAGTTTCTCAATTAAACAAGAAGAGGTGTTTACACCTGCATGGATGAAATAAAATGTCATATTCAGATAAAGTAATGGAGCATTATGAAAAACCTAAAAATGTTGGGAGTTTGGATAGCGGTGATAATTCTGTCGGTACTGCTTTGGTGGGCGCTCCTGCTTGTGGTGATGTAATGAAACTTCAAATAAAGGTAGATGATGAATCGCAGAGAATCGTTGATGCTAAATTTAAGACTTTTGGTTGTGGTAGCGCAATTGCTGCTTCAAGTTTGGCAACAGAATGGGTTAAAGGGCAAACCCTTGATGAAGCAACTACTATTAACAATACAGAAATTGTGGAAGAATTATCGCTCCCGCCTGTCAAAATTCATTGTTCGGTATTGGCAGAAGAGGCCATTAAAGGAGCAATTGCAGATTATAAGAGTAAACATGAAACGATTTAAAGAATACATAAATGAGATAGTTACACTGGACGAAGAAAATATAATAAGCCAGATTAAAAAAGAAACAGATATATTAGTTGATTCAGTATATTCTAATTATACAAAAGAATATCATAAAGGTCAGCCAGAAGTTGTAGGTTGGTTAGATGGAAGTGGAAATGCCTTGGTTCGTAATGAAGTATTATACGAATCCGGGATTCAAAATACTGATTCGATATTAGATATCGGATGCGGAGTAGCACATTTTTATTACTTTCTAAAAAATCAAGGATGGACTGGTGAATACTTGGGCATAGATCCAAATTTAGAAGCAATCCGATTGATAGACGAAGAAATTAATACAAAATGTGGAACAATAGATGACCTCGATGATTCTAAATATGATTGGGTTATAGCATCGGGAATATTTAATATTGGCATACAAGAATCGCATGCATGGTGGATTATAGAGAACATGATGAAACGTGCTGAAAAGGGTGTAGTATTCAACATGCTAAAACATCCATATATTAGTGAAAGTTATGAAAGTTATATACCAGAAGAAGTAGAAACAAAATTGAAAGAATTTGACCACAAGAAAATAGAAATTGTAGAGGGATATTTTTCAGGCGAAGAAGAATTTACTGTATATTTTTACAAGGAAACCAAATGAAAACGTTACTAGAATTTGATTCACCACAAATATACTGCGACATGGACGGAGTATTGGCAGACTTTGATCAAGGTGTTATTGACCAGATTGGGGGGAAATTTAAAGATGCCCGTTGGCACGAATTGCCTGATGATTTTTTCTATCAGTTAGAACCCATGCCCGATGCAAAAAAGCTTTGGGGATTTATTGGAAAATTTGAACCATTTATATTAACTGCTATTCCAAGATCTAGTAGAGGACCCATTGCCGCCAGAGCCGCTGAAGATAAAACAAAATGGATGAAAAGGTGGTTTGGAGTTAGTGCAGATAGAATGTATCCAGTTACACGGAAAAACAAAGCAAATTTCGCTATGGATGGTCGAGATCACAGACCTAATTTACTCATTGATGATCATTTAGGTAATATTCAAGAATTTAGAAAAGCACACGGAATAGGAGTCCATCATACAAGTGCTAGTAATACAATTAAACAGTTAAAAGAAATAGGTTATAAATGAGGGCTGAATGAACGAATTATTTACAATGGATGAATTTATGATGATGGGACTTGTATTATTTTCATCATTTTGGATTTTCCTATTTAATTATCGAACAGATAATAAAGACAAATATACAAATAAATGGCTAATTATTTTAGACCTATTCATTAATATGGGTATGTCTACGACTGGCTATCTATTAATTTCTGTAGTATTTCAAAATATTCCACAACTTGCTGAATATGCAAGTTATCGTTATCCTGTGGGTTATTTGTTTGGACTAACTTCAAACGTAAGTATACCAATTGTTCTCAAATGGTTTCAGGAACAAATAACTAAAAAACTTAAAGAAGCAGGAAAGAAGTGAGGTAGATTATGGCAGAACAAAAGAAAAAACATGAAGTGGGTGAAACAGAATTATTAAAAGTGATGGAACCTGTAAAAGAAATAGAAATTGAAACTAAAGATATAGTGGCCACAAGCAAATTATGGATTTACATAATTATTGGATTGTTGGTATATATGATGTTTTTTATTATTCCAGAAATTACTGAAAAAGTCACATGGATGGAAAAAGACTTAAACTCTGTATTGGTACAATCTGAAAGATTTAAGAAGTCAACAAGGGTGTTTGCACGGGATCATCAATGTGCATCATGTCACTTGAGTCCTGATTATCTTCTTCATAATTTACTTATGAAGTATCCTAGTTTTTCAGATATTAAAGCATTTATGGCTGTAGGCCATCAACGATATTTCACAATGACCACACCGATACCAGATGAACAATTATTAGACATATATCGGGCATTGCAATGATTATGGTTGGTAAAGTATTAGTGGCTTTAGCATGGACATTCTGGTTAATTGCTACAGGTTCGGTTGCTGAAGGTACAGATAATCTCACGCTCGCAGAATATAATCCTTCTTATTCTACAACATACGATAGAGTAATGAAAAGAGGATATATTATATGTGGAACTAATGATGAATTCCCAGGCTTTTCACAAGAAACCTTTTCTAATGAACAGGGGCAAAGATGGATTGGTTTTGATGTAGATATATGTCGTGCAGTAGCAGCTGCAGTATTTGGTGACGCTGACTCAATAGAATTTGAAATAGTCAATGGAAAAACTCGATTTGAATTTCTAATTGATGGTTCAATAGATATTCTTTCGGCAGCAACCACATTTACTTATACAAGGAATGTTGCAAAGAAACTAGAATTCATGCCCACAACTTATTATGATGGTCAAGGATTTATTGTAAGAAAGACTCTTGGTGTATCTTCTGCCAAACAAATGGAAGGTGCGAGAATTTGTTTTAGTGCAACCGGCACTGCGGCACAAAACATAAAAGATTTTTTCAAGAAACATAATATAACTTATATTCCTGTCCCTGTTCCACCCACAGAAAAAACAAAGAACGTATACAAAAGGGGTGACTGTGATATGTACGGAACGGATAGGTCTGGTCTCGCATCAAATCGATTGAGTTTTGATAAACCTGATAGACACATGATACTCCCTGAGATCATATCAAAAGAACCTCTCGGTATGGTAGTTAAATATGGAGATGGAAAATGGTCAGATATAGTTCGATGGACAGTTTATGTATTGTTCATTGCAGAAGAAATGGAAATTAATTCTAAAAATATAGATAGATTTTCAGATAATATTGATCCAAATATTCAGCGTTTTATGGGAGAAATGAATGGAAATGACCATCCACATCTTGGAGCAAAGTTAGGTTTGCCTGAAAAATGGTCATATAACGTGATCAAACAAGTGGGAAATTATAGAGAAATATATGAAAGAAATGTAGGAGAAGATACACCTATAGGATTAGAACGTGGTCTGAATAAATTATATATTCATGGAGGATTACTATACGCGCCGCCATTGAAATAGGGGCATGATGTGGAAAAAGAAGAAATTAATCATTTTTCAAAAGTACCTGAAGATCGTACTGCAGTAGATAATATTCTCCGTCTCAACCACGGCAATCAAATGAGATTGGGGTTGATGGCAGATGCAAAAGCTAATATAATGATTACTGTTGCATCTATTGTATTTTCTATAACGATTGCAAACCTAGACAATGAGGTAATGA